GTTTCCATTCTTTCAATCGCATGTAATGTTACCTGTGTCTATAGGGGAAACTGTTTGGACTATTACGTTGGCTGGAAGGAAGTATTGGTTCTCACGAGTTGCTGGATCTTCTATATCGGAAGATGTGAATCATACGCACGTTGATAGAGACCTGACGACACCCACGGAGAACAAAGACAGTGCCAAGGAGAAGGACGAAAAAGCCAAAGGAAAGAAGAAAAACTTTATCGGTCGGTTCTTCAGTGGACTCGGTATCGGTGCTAAGAAAGAGAATGTGTCGCAAAAAGATGCAAAACCCCAAGCAGTTTTAGAAAAACCAGTCTACAAACCCGCACAGCACGAACCTATACCGAGGTATTCCCCAAAGATGGGTGATCTCGTTCTTCAAGGATCACACAATACCCTGATCTCCTTCAGTACTGATAGGGGTTGGACAAAGCTTGATGAAGAATTCACTAAGAGTAATTCCAACGAAGCATTCGAACAAGGCAGAGGCACCATCGACATTGTCGTAGGAAGAGGACAATTGGCAAAAGATGCAGACCCAGTGGAGCCCACCACAGAAGATGCTAAAGGTACAGAACCACCTCGAACGTCAATGTCACTTATTCAGAATGATCTAGGGGCAGTCGAAACGGACAAACACCCTACCATTAATGACATGCCTGCGAATCAAGCCGAAGGAGATCCGGATTTCTATACAGATCTCTCACGTATATACGTTTCAATGAACTCAGCCATCGATGAAAAACTCACTCTTTCCGAACAATCTCCGGTGTTGGCAGGGGATGCTCCACTCGAGGACCAAGAGGGCCCGGCAGTTGCGATCAAGTCTAGTCAAATCCGTATCGTTGCAAGAGAAGATGGATCGATTCGCATCGTCAAAGAAGGTAACCCCGACGAGGATGAAACAACGAGAGCTTCGATAGTGTTGCAACCTGATGGATCTATTCATGTTGTCGGTGAGAAGATCTTCCTTGGTAAGTCAAAAGATGAAGGTGGCCACGAAGGTGTGGACCCGGAAGGAACTTTTGAAGCAGGAAAGATGAATCCATACATTCGATTTTCTGTAGTGCAGAAATATTTAGAAGATGTACACAAATCGTTTGACAGTTTCTGCCAAACATTGTTATCTCATACGACTCCCGGGTATGGTTCACCATCTCCGCAAATTAATGACGCAGCAAACAAACTGAAGTCAGATATGAAGAAACATGAAAAATTAATCGAACAGTTCGCTTCAGAACGAATCTTTGGAGAATAACATGCCATTACAAGCAGCTTTCCCTACGTTGCAGTCCGACATCGAGGCTGCTTTTAAGAAAATGATAGACGCGGCGCAAGCCGATGGAGATACTTCAGACAAAGTCATTGCTCAATTAGCAAGAGATCTAGCTATTGCGGTGCATTCGTACACTTTGCAAGCAGTGGTAGTTGCGAATGGCGGTGGTGGAATTACCGGTGTTGCAGCTCCTCTTGCACCTGCAGGTGCAGCACCTGTCGTTGGTGCTGCGGTGGTAACAGTATCAGGAAATCTTCTTTAATAATTTCGTAGGATACCTAATTACATAGGAGGTGATCTTATGAGTTTATTCAAAAGTTCGGGCAGGAAAAAATATTCGTTCAAAAGTTCGGGTACTACGGTATCAGAGGCACAAGACTTTGCTACGCCTGAAGTGAGAAGGCCGCCGATCGGTATACGAACACCGTTGGCAGTTGAAATGGGCGGAGGCCTATTCGTTATGCACACCGACATTACAAAGGTAGTTTCAGACAATTTGCGAAACCTAATCCTGACCAATCATGGGGAAAGGCTAGGGTTTCCTGACTTTGGTGCAAACCTTCGACCGATACTCTTCGATTTGGGGCAGGAAACCGGTGATGAGTTGGCTATTAAGAGAATAAGAGACACTGTGAATAAATACATGCCATTCGTTACGCTGCAAGGATTCCAAACTTACGTCGATGCTTTCGATGAAAATACAGTAGGGAAGATTGGAATACAATTAACTTACACAATCCCTGCTATTGACGAAATTTTAAGATCACTTGAAGTGATGCTGTATGTTGGAGGATAAACATGAACGATGACATCAAAAAGAAATTTGGTTTACAGAGGAACAGATCGTACCTCAATCGTGATTTCCAAGACTTTCGAAATGAATTAGTAAAGTATGCCGGAACATACTTCAAAGATAAAATACAAGACTTCTCTGAAGCTTCGATGGGCGGGCTGTTCTTGGATATGGCCGCTTATGTCGGTGATAACATGTCATTCTATCTAGATCACCAGTTCAGAGAATTATCACCTAATACTGCCGTAGAGGCTGCAAACATAGAGACGATGGTAAGGAATGCTGGTATTAAGATCAATGGAAACTCTCCAGCAAGTGTCAATGTAGATTTCTATTTAGAGATACCATCCAAAAAGGACACTGTAACGGGATTACAAGTCCCTGATGAGACTTTGTTGCCAAGAATAAAGGACAACGCAGTGGTATCATCAGAAGATGGCATCGTATTCAACCTCACAGAAGAATTAGACTTCGCTCAGAAGACACCAAATGGTACATACGTTGCCGAAATTACTCCCATTCCAGATTCGAATGGTTCGGTTAATTCGTTTGTTTTCAAAATGACTGGCCTCTGTGTGTCAGGAACAACAGAAACACAAACCCAGGTCATATCGAATTCATTTGTACCATTCCGTACTATCACGTTGGACGATCCTCACGTATCTTCAATCCTCCGTGTGTACGACTCAGATGGCAATGATTATTACGAAGTGGAGTCTCTTTCTCAGGATACAGTTTTCAAGAAAAACAAGTTGAGTAACGGTGATACTTCGATCGAAGTCATAGCCACACCATACAGATTTATATCGGAAACTTCGATCCAAACGCGTACAACCTCCATTCGATTTGGCAGTGGTGATGGTGCCAACATACTGGAAGCCAAAGTACCCGACGCATCTGATATGGCACTTCCCCTATATGGTAAACAAACGTTCTCCTCGTATTCTTTGGATCCAAATCGATTACTGCAAACCACCTCGCTGGGCATCAGTCCAACGAATACTACGATGACAATTATCTATCGACACGGTGGTGGAGCAAATCATAACGTAGACCCCGACAGTATTGTCACTGTCGACCAAATTGAGATGACATTCTTGCCCGGAGTTGCATTTGATAAGTCACAAGCTATCAAGAACTCCATCGGAATAGGAAATGCAAAGGCTGCTTCGGGTGGTGCAGCTGCTCCTACACTCCAACAGTTGAAAGGATTTGTCACAGCCACGAGAACAATGCAAAACAGAATCGTCACCACCGATGATCTGTTGGCTAGGATCTACACTCTTCCAACAGACTTTGGCATTGTCTTTAGAGCCAACGTATTACCCAATCCTGAAAATGCACTCTCATCTATTCTTTACATTGTCTCTTTGGATGCAGAAGAAAAATTAATTGCAGCGAGTGATGCACTTAAAAAGAATCTATCAACTTATCTTAACGAATTTAGGTTGATCGGTGATGCGATGGACGTATTGGACGCATCGGTTCTAAACTTTCAAGTCAAAGTAACATGTCGATTTTCTCACAATGCCAACAAGTACGAACTTATTTCGTTGGTATCTAGAAAAATACAGGATCTCTTCACTAAAGAGTCATTAGCAATGGGGAAACCAATCGTAAAGAGTGATATCATCAATGCCGTCATTAACCAACCGGGAGTCATCTCTTGTGTATCAGTTGATCTGGTGAATGTGGCAGGGACTTTGGAAGACAGAGAGTACTCGAGTATCACGAAGAACATCGATCTATCATTGAAAGATGATATATATTTCGCTGAACCTCACGAAATATTCGAATTAAGGTTCCCCGCATCAGACATTCTCATTACGGTACTATAAGGAGACGAACATGATATTTCACCATTCAGGTTCAATGGATACATACATCACGAATAAAATTGTTAATAACTCAGAAAGGGCAACAGGTGCTAATGTTGGATACGCTTCCACCGTAGATTTGTTCAAGCTCTACGGTGAAACAACTCTTCGAGGTGTTGCAGGAGTTTGTACCATCGGAGGTGTCGAACATCTAGACAGAACAGAGCAGGAGTGTGCAGCAGAGGGCGGTACATTCGAACCAAACTTGACAGAATTATCCAGAGGCCTTATCTATTTTGACTTGGCCCAACTCAAATCTGAGATAGAAAACCAAGTCGATGTTGCAACTGAAGCTTCTCTAAAAGTGGTATTGAAAATGTTCGATGTACAAGGCACACAGGTTGCACCAGCTAATTTTGACTTGGAGTTGTGCCCACTTACCGTCGCATTTGAAGAAGGCATTGGAGATAACATCGTAACCTTTGGTGATTCATTCAATGCAAATTGGTTAAGTCCATCTACCGGTGCCACATGGGATGACGGAGGCGTCGATTATTCAGATCCGGCAAAACATTATATAGGAGCTGCAATCGATTCACAAACATTCACCAGCGGCTTGGAAGACCTCGAAATGGACGTTACTACTTTTGTCAAGAACCATTGGGCAGATTCTGCAACCACGCCAAACCACGGTTGGATGCTGAAGTTCACACAAACGTTTGAAGAGAATACAAAAAGTTATTTTGTCAAGAGGTTTTCAAGTAGGCATGCAAGAAATCCTCTCCTGCGACCTAAATTGGAAGCTTCGTGGAGTTCGTACCATGAAGATGATCATCTAAACTTTATCGAGGGGCAGGAAAGTAAATTAACATTGCGAAATTATGTCAATGGTGCTCCTACCAATGTATCGGCAAATGCAGTTACCGGTGTAAGGCTTCGATTATCTTGGCCAGACCTCGCCACAAACACTTGGTCGAGGGAAATGAGGTTGGATACCGCACAAGTGAACGGCACAGATTCAGTTGTATCACAAGTATCGATCGCTGGAATCGCACAGACAGGAATGTATGAAGCTAAAATCACTCCAAATTATTTGCAATCATCGGAAAGTGCACTCAAAGATGATTTGGTAACGTCCGGATCGTTATTAATACAGGAGTTGTGGGATTACGAGGATGATGCAACTGGAAACGAAAAGATACTATTAAGTGGTTCTATAAGGTTGTTTGATCCACAAGCTGTGACGAACGCTTCGCCTACAGATTACAGGTTCTCTCTACTCGATGTTAAGTCAATATACGAATCATCAGAGTCTCCTACGATAAGATTGTTTGTTAGAGATAGAAACCTTGCTGACGAATCAGTTCGTATTCCTATTCAACTTCCATCTAAAATAATCCCAAAAGCATACTATCAAGTGAAAGATACGAATAACTCGAAGATCTTGATTGCTTTCTCAGATCAGTTGGATACACCAGACGAATCCACAAGGATCTCTAGAGATTCGAATGGAATGTACTTCAAGTTCCCTGTAAGTGTTTTACCGAGAGGAAGAACCTACACCATTGACATTGGCTATTATGATCGTGGAATACGTAGAACCTGGGAGTCAAACTTAGCATTCAAGGTGAAGTAATGGCAAAAAATCTATTTACGAAAGCAGGCCTGCAAAGGCATAAAGAAGAAAGATCGGTCGTAAGAAACGTCACGCAGTCGATGTTGGATGATCAATCTCCGGGTTCATCTGGTGATGTATGGACGAACGACCCGATAGGGACCGGTATCAAAAGTACGCAACAACTCCTTGTGGACTGGGAAGACTTCTCACAACATTGTTTCTTCAATAGTGCAGAAGCCAAGACCAATATGGCTTTCGAAAGAATCGTTAATGGATACCCATTCGATGGAACTTCAAACGAAAAGGCTACATTCATCGCATCACTAGGAGGATTTGAAAAATGGGTCCTCGACCAGTTCGACACTAATAAGGGTTACTTCTCTTTTGATGGTGACACTTACCTAAAAGTAGATGACCTCACAGGGGTAGCTGCACCAGAGCTTGCGAAAAAATATGGTGATGCAAAAGCGACTGAAAAGTTTCACACGAGTGGAGCAACTCATGAATTTTGGATATATGTAAAGTCATCCAATCCAACACCAACAACAGATACGAGGATCGTATATCAGAAGCGAGATGCATCAAACACAGATCGAGCTGTATCTATT